GAACGTGAAGCTCAAAATGATTGGAATTATAAACTTTGGCAGGCCAATAATGATTACAACACTCCCGCTGCTGTTCAGTCTCGTTTGAGAGCTGCCGGTATTAATCCTGATTTGTATGCTACGCAAGGAGCACTGCAAGGTGCATCTGTTCAAGCACAAGGTGGACACACACCTTCTGGCCCTGTAGCTGATACTTCTGCATGGAATCGTTATAGACCTATTGGAAGTGTTGCTTCGCAGGCTCTTGCTGATACTGCTTTATCCGCTCAGGTAGCTAAGACTAATGCTGAAACTGAAGGTCAGAAACATACGAATGACATTCTTTCATCTGATGCTTCGTTCAGAGATGCTTTCAATCAAGGTCAGCTGGATACGATGGAGAGCGTTATTCTTGTTAATAATAGTAAAATCAAACTTAACGATGCACAGGCTTCTCAGGCTCGTAGTATGGTTGAACAAATTAACGCTTCTATTAAAAAGATAAAATCTGAGGTAGACCTTTTGATTTCGCAAGCTGCTGATGTTGATGACCGTGTTTGGGAACGTCATGTTCGTGTTGCTTTGGATGCATATATTGAGCATGGTAAACTTAAGAATCTTGAAGGCCAATTAAAGGTATCTGAAGGACAACTGAAGTTAGCTTTTCGAGAACTCTCTGGCAAGTTACCTCTTATGAAGTCTCAGGAGAAGCTCAATGATGCTTTGGCCTCGTTCTATCAGGATTTGGGTTTTAAAGCAAATGCAGAAGAGGCCCGTATTCGATTTGATTTGTCTCAGGATATGAATTGGGATGATTTTGAGCGTATTATGGAACAGATACACGCTGTTCTTGGTGATGTTGCAAATTTCATACCTTTTGCAAATCCTCGGCCAAGTAATTCAGGTAAACCTCGAGAAAAACACGAGACTAAAAGTTCTGATGGCAAATCTAAACATACTTATTGGGATTATTATGATTAGTTAACACGGAATCTTTGGTAAACATTTGAAGAATGTCTATCTTTGTACTGTTGAAAGTAACAATATTATTAACCTTTAAAACATTACATTATGGACATTCTTCTTCAGTATTTGAACATTAAGAAACAGAAACAGGAGTATATTAGAGTTCGGGATGTACCTTGTGTTGTACTTCGTCAGGCTATAGAAGCAAAAATAACAGATAAAGCTGTGAATTTTACGGACTATATGCAACAGGCATATCAGACCCCTTATCTATTTGTAGGTATCATTGATGCGAAGTATTGTAACCGCACGGCTCGTGCGGTATTCTCTTATGTTGACTTTTGTCAACTAACTTGTGGACCGGGCGAAGCATCCGGCATCGACTAACTTGATATATGTAGCACAACTGACACATTGCTCAGCTTGTGTGAAAGATTTGAATGAGCAGCTCTTTTTGAGCTGCCTTGCCCAATAACAATTATAAGGCTACGGCCCTACGAAGTTTCCAACTTCGGTTTGCGTTCTTATCCATTCTGTCCTTTACTTCATCGCAAACATCAAAGCATATTTTTCCTTTTTTCTTTCGAGACGTGCAATAAAACAATGCGTAGGGAAAAATAGCGTTTGGCGTTCTGTGGTAAATGATGTTAAACAAAGCGTAGCGACTTTAACATCATTTGGCTCAGGTTGATAAACGATATTTTTAACTACACTTTATCTTTGCACATCTTGAGAGATTAAAGGAAATTATGAAATCGTGAGCTCGGTAGAGCGAACACCTCTCTGCCATCTTGGATGGCGCCGGAATGCATTGCGTAACGAAGTGAAGCGCGTCAGGGATAGGAGCGAGTATCGGCGAAGCCGATTTGTTTGAGCGGATAGCCCGCCCGGACGCCCAAATTAAAATTAAAAATAAAAAATTATGTCAAACATTCTTTGTGAAAAACCAAAATATATTTTAAACCCTGCTTTTAAGCAGGCTGTTTTACAAACTGGAAAATTTGTTTACAACGGTGACGAAGAATTTGTTCCCGAAATGCGTCTTGCTGCATGGCGCTGGAGCTTCCCTTTCGCTCGTTTTTCCCCGAAAGGCATTGATTTTGAGAACCTTGCGTGCTGGCAGGATTCTTATTACACCACTGATCGTGACGGCGATATTGTTCCCATGTTCCTGGCAATTCCGTGCCGAAAATGTGCTTTGTGTCGAAAACGCAATGCTCGTGAATGGATGTTTCGCGCTGTCGCAGAAACTCAGCACAGCCGCACAGTGCCTTATTTTATAACGTTGACTTACAATAACTTACACCGTCCTTCTGACGGTGTCAACAAAGAAGATGTACAAAAATTTCTTAAACGTTTGCGTCAAATTCTTGCTCGAGACCATGGTTTTACTGAGGAAATCCGGTATTTTGCCGCTGCTGAGTATGGAAGCCATACGAAACTGCCTCATTATCACCTTATTCTGTGGAATATGCCTATTGCTTTCGGTGCTATGGATGTCTATAAAACTGTGCTGCAGGCTTGGTCTGTTCGAAAACGAGTTTATAATAAACTTACTCATCGCTTTGATTGGGACTATATAGGCGAACTCGGTTTTGTCTATTGCAAGCCTTGTACTCAAGGCGGCATCCAATATTGCATGAAATATATGCGTAAAGAAGGTGACATCCCAAAAGGCTGTAACCCAACATTTTACCTATCTTCTCGACGTGGTGGAGGACTCGGTTACAAATGGTGCCTTGATCATGTACTTTGGTTTTATCAGCATCCCGACGTTCTTACCGTTGAAATTGTGGACAAATTTACTGGCGAGCGTTTTTCATCGTTCATTCCTTCATACTTCCGTCGGAAACTTTATCCTACGCCTTCTCTACTTGTTCGGAAAGAAATACGCGACACCATTCAGCTTGTTGATTATTTTCTATCTGTTCGTGCGTGTCTCTGGCAACTACGTCTCGGAATGGCCGATAAGGAAGTGAATGTTACTCGCAAACATCTCCATGAAAAATTTCCGTTTTATGATTTCGATACCTGCGTAAACCGCTTTCCTCGTTTTATCATGGATAATGCAAGACAATTCTCTGCTTGTTATAAAGAAGATAGTCTGTTGGTAATCGAGAACATCCTTGACCCTATGCTTACCATGTTAAACGCGTATGAATTTGATACAAGTTTTTATAAGCAGCTCACCTCTGCGAAACGTGAACATCAGATGTTTGTCAGTCAAACAATGTTAACGCAACCCGAGATAGATATAACTTATGTTAAATATAAGGTAGATAACGAGAATATTCTTGCTATTTACAAAGAAACTTTGTAACTATGCCGTACATTTATGCGAAGATATATCCGAAGGTGTTATTACAATATGAAGAAGATAAAATAACTTATCGCACCTTTGAGACACTGGATGAGTATATTTTATTTGTGAATTTCGAACTACCCGGACTTATGCAAGATGATTTCTTGGTAGTTTTATCTAATAATTTTTGTTTCACTTAAAATTTTTACATTATGGTAAAATTAAATGTAGATTGCTGTTCAGTTACAGCGCAAGACAATGAACCTCGTGTTACTTTTACAACCCGCAAATTCCTTTCCACTCAGGAAGAGATGCCTGTTGTTGTTGTTGTTCGTGACCACATTCCTCTCTCTGCCGCCATGCAGCTTATCGTTACTGACCGTCAATTACCGGATGGTATGTATGAACAATATCTTATTGAGCCGGAAGATGACTAAGCAACAGATTTATAAAATCATAGAGCACGCGACTACTTTCATTCTTGGAGTAGCCGCGGCTATTCTCTTGGATAGCTGTACAGCTTCGATGTCTTTGTTCTGGAAAAACCAGAATTCTTCTCAAGGTACGCAACAGTCTACTACTACGCGTATAGATACTTTAAAAACTCCTGATATTCATGTTAATTTCTGATTATGGCAAATATTTTTCGTAAAAAAGATGCTTACATTGACCGTGTCAATCGTTCTACTTTTGACCTCTCGTTTGTGAATAATCTCACGATGAAATTCGGTGCTATTACACCCGTGTGCTTACTTCCTGCGTCATTTGGTGATTCGTTCCAGATAGATGCTCGTTTCAATTTGCAATTGCTCCCTACTGTATTTCCGATACAGACCCAACTTTATGTGCGGTTGCATTTTGTCTATGTTCGTACTCGTACTCTTTGGAAAGATTGGATGGAATTCTTTGGTGGTGACGAGACTGTTACGCCTCCTTGGATAGACCCTACTGCTGAAGATACTCCGCAAGGACATAGACAATTTAATATTGCTGATGACTTACAGACAGGATCACTTGCTGATTATCTTGGCGTGCCTACTACTATTACTGGAACTTATGGAGGTTCTGTTACTGCACTTCGTTCTGAAGACTTTTTCAACTTTGAAAAGGTAGCACCTGGTTCAAAATCGTCTTTAGCTGGTACTCCGATTGTAAACGATCGAATATACGGCACACTTAGCGATATTCTCTCGGCTACTGTTCCTTTTAATAAAATCTTCGTCACGGATTCTACAGTCTTTAAGTCTTACGGCTATGAAACTCCTCGTTGTATTTGTATTCCATTTAGTGTCAAATATGAAACTCCTACTCGGAATGTCACTATTTCAGTTCCTCTGAGTCGGTTTGGTCTTCTGCGTCAAATGATTGTCGATTACGATTCAAAGCCGAAAATTGGTTTTGTTGCTTATAAGAATACTGATGGCACTAAATGTTGGGGTGCACAATTTAATATTGTTGATATAAAAAACGACACTCTCACTTTTAATGCTGACTTAGGTGAATCCCTCTCGGCTTTTAAGTTGTGTATGATTATTGAATTTCCTAAAGAAATTAATAATAAAGACTATATTCGTTCATTTTATGAGCCCGGTTCTTCCATTACTATCGTAGCGGGTCTCACACAGGAGTTTGTAAATCAGCTTAATTCTTCTCCTATTAGTGTCGTTTATAGATCCCTTGAATGGACGAAGCCAGAGAAAGCAAATTGTCCTTTCTACACCTCTGATTCAACAAAACTTCCACCCATTCCGTTGTCTGCCTTACCATTTCGCGCATACGAAGCCTACTACAATGCTTTTGGCCGTGATATTCGCAACAATCCTTTCATTGTTAATGGTAAGCCCGAGTATAACAAATATGTGCCTTCTTTGGAAGGAGGTAATGATACTTATAAGTATCAATTACATTATGCTAATTGGGAACCGGATGCTTATACCACTGCTTTACAGTCTCCGCAGGCAGGTATTGCTCCTCTTGTAGGTATTACATCTCTTGGCGAAGCGACTTTCAGAGATGCTTCCGGTACTGAATATCATGCTCAGCTTGAAACTGGAGATGACGGTGACACTGTTACAGGTTTCCAAGTTACGAGTTCCAACGCTCCTGCTGATGTTATCCGTAACCTTGTTGGTATGGCTACATCTGGCGTTTCTATTTCTGACATCCGAAATGTTAACTCACTTCAGCGTTTCCTTGAAATCCGCATTCGTCAATCTCCGCGTTATAAGAATCTCGCAAAAGGACTCTTTGACGTCGATTTGGATTACGACGAACTTATGATGCCTGAATTTCTTGGTGGTATTTCTGATACCATTCCTGTATATAAGGTAACCCAGACAACTCCTACTGAGGGAAATCCCTTAGGTAGCTTTGCTGGTCAAGGTTCGCTCCAATCCGGTATGCGTCACGTCATTCGTAAATATTGCCCTGAAGAAGGTTACATTCTTGGTGTTATGTCCGTTGTTCCTGCGGC